GACATCCACTGGTGTTCTTAATACACATACCGATGTCAACCATGGCACTCCTTCTGATGGAGATGTGTTAGCATGGAACCAATCAAATCTTAAGTGGGAAAATACTGCTGCTGGAATTGGTGGTGGATTAGATGCTGATTTCTTAGACGGACAAGAGGGATCTTACTATCTAAACTCTACCAATCAAATTGCTGGCACATTACCTGCTGCTAGACTATCTGGATCTTATAATATTAGTGTTGATGGATCTGCTGGATCGTTAGCATCACTATCTAATGTTGGTAATGTTGTAGAGACAACTCTTACTACAGGACAAGTTCTTAGTTATAATGGTAGCAATTGGGTAAATGCTGATGCTCCTAGTGTTAGGAAAACTATTTCTTATACTGCTACTGGAATTCAAGATAATGTCGCTACCAACATTTCAATTACAACACCAAAAACATATGCTCTATTGAAGATAGAAACATCCCATGCTGTGTGGGCAACGTTGTATTCTGATACAACTAGCAGAACAAATGATAGTACTAGATCAGAAACTACTGATCCAGTTCCTGGTTCTGGTGTATTAGCAGAAATTGTTACTACATCTGCTACAACACAGTTGATTACTCCAGGAACAGTTTGTTTCAATAGTGGTGGATCTAACACTACGTATGCTAAAATTGTTAATAAGAGTGGCAGTCAAGTAAATTTACAAATTACATTAACTTTAGTTCCATTAGAGGCTTGATATGGATAAACAATATGTTGTAACTCTCCATGATAAAAATGATCTGGGGAAGTTTTATAATGAGATGCAACTCACTGGATTTCCTTTAGTGTTGAAGCGTCCTATGAGTAGGAACACACACTATATGATGACAGAAGATCAGGCAGAAAGATTGCGTCAAGATCCTAGAGTATGGGGAGTCGAAGTAGTAGATAGTTTCCAAATTAAACGACAAGTTGTTAACAACGAACCTTATAATATTGGTGGAGACTTCTGGAAAAATGCTCCTGTAGGAACAGCATTAAACCCCAATCTAAGGCAATGGGGACAACTACATTGTGCTGGAGATCAAGCACAGAGAAGAAAGACTACGTGGGGTGATGGATCAGCAACAGAAGTTATTACTGATAACGTAGATGTATTTAATAATGGGAGACATGTTGATGTAGTTATCGTAGATGATCCTGTATCATTTGATAGTCAGGAGTGGTACAGTCCTTCATCAATACAATCAAGGTTTGTTGAGTATCAATGGTTTAACGAACTGAATAGTTCTGTTAGTTCTATTGATGATGACGGACAGACTCTTCCAACAGGAACAATTGTCTATGCTCCCAACCTCAATACTGCTCAGTATCATGGCATACATGTTACTGGAACTGCGACAGGTAGACATTATGGGTGGGCGACTGAGGCAAACATTTATAATATGGCAGTGACAGATTCATGGGATAGTGGACAACAATTTCCTCCTCTACTTACCTTTGATTACCTTAGAGCATTTCATTTAAACAAACCAATTAATCCAGAGACTGGAAAGAAAAATCCTACCATTACCAACCATAGTTATGGTGGTATTAGGTATATGCCACAGAAAGGCACTGATGGCGAAGGCAATAATATTTACAGATTAGATCTTGCTGATCTTATATCTGTAACTTTTCAGGGAGTGACATATAATTCAGGTTCTCCTGGACCATCTGGTTGGACTGAAGCTGGATTGGGATTAGATTTTGGCATAAGGTTTGGTCTAGAAACATATCCATCATGGTCTTCATCTGTTGCTGCTGATGTTCAGGATGCAATTGATGATGGCATTGTAGTTATTGGATCCGCTGGTAATGATAATCTACTAGTAGCAGAAGTTGGTGATGTAAATTACAACAACTCTTTCATATATGTTGATGAAGACGGAGAGGATGACGTTATCTACTACAATAGAGGATCGTGGCCTAATACTCCTGATAGTGGATCGATTATTGTAGGTTCTTTGTCGGATCATTCTGATTTCAGGAGATCTACTTATAGTATGTTTGGACCTGCTGTTGATGTCTTCGCTCCGGGAGATCAGATACTTTCATCATATGGTAATACTGGATCTGCTGATACCAAATATGGTGGTGGTGGAAATTATTATGATGCAATTAGTGGAACTAGTATGGCATCACCACAAGTATGTGGTGTGATTGCATGTCTTGCTACAGCAAAAGAAAGATTTACACAAGCAGATGCTCTTGGATATTTAAATCAGCATAGCATCTATGGTGATATGACATTTGATGTTGCTGGTGGATTGTTAGATGACAACTCTTGTCGTCAGGGTAGTCCTAATAAGTATCTTCATATTGAAAACCCAAGACGTGTGTCTGGATATTTGAGTGAAGTAGATGGTAATAGATCTACTGGACTTACTTTTCCTAGAACTGCCACATTCAATAGACCATCTCCTGCAGCAGTCCCACCAACAACACAAACATATACATTTACTGTAGGAAACAGCGGAGCATCACACTATACATTTACTGGCAGTGATAGAGATAATACTTTTGCTGGTGATAATGATCCAACGATTAACTGTAATGCTGGTGATACATTAGTATTTAATGTGAGTGCTTCTGGTCATCCATTCTATGTAAAGACATCTGCTACTACTGGAACAGGTAATCAAGTTTCTACTGGAACAATTTCTGGACAAGGAACTACAAGTGGTGCTGTTATATGGGACACCACTGGGGTAACACCAGGAACATACTATTATATTTGCCAGTTTCATGGTGGAATGGTGGGACAGATTATCATATCGTAAGGCATAAATAAACAAGAGCACTAGTATTCATTGGTAGTTAAATGACTGACCGTTTTCCATTAATTGTTAATGCAGTCTCACAGAAGATTGAAGAGTTAATATCTGGGGACAATTTAGAGTTAACTGGTAATGGTATTGTTATCAGTGGAGATTTGGGTTCTGGAAAATATTTGAAGAGTGATGGTACTCAAGTTTTATGGGATAATCCTGGAGATGTATATCTAAACCAATCCCAAACGATAACCAATAAGACTATTGAGTCTTCTTTTATCTCTGGAACGACAAATACATTTACAAATATTCCTAATAGTGCTTTTGTAAATAATGAGATTACTATTAATGGTACTAATATTCCTTTGGGTGGTACTGTTATAACACCAAATGATAATACGACGTATAGTATTTCTGCTCAAGATGGAACAAATGCATCTCAGAAAGTTATTAGATTAACTGCTGGTAGTTCTGGATCTGGAGATGATGATATTTCTCTTGGAGTAGAGTCGTATACTGGTTCTTTACCAGCAAATCATAAAATTTCTAACTTATATATTGGTAGATCTGGTGATCAGATTACTTTATCTGCTACATCTGAAGATATTGATACTATTACTAGAGTAGCAGCATCTGGTGGTATTCCTTTAACTGGAGATATAACTTTTTCTGCTGGTTCATTTACATCAGTTCAGCAAAATGGATCTACAATTACTATCTCTGGTGAAAATGATGACACTATTACTAGAATAACTGAAAGTGTTAGTGGTAGTGGTTCCTTAACCAGTGGGGATATTACGCTTGCTTCTGGCAGTAGTAATTTAACTATCGCTCAAACAGGAAGTACGTTTGAATTTGATTCTCTTGATACTATTTCTAGACTTAGAGCAACGGGAACAAACGGTGGGTCATATTTTTCCGGTGATTTTGATTTAATTCCTGGAACCAATGTTGATTTAGTTCAATCAAATAATACAATAACTGTTAATTCATCCTTTACTAATACAATTACTTCATTAAAGGAAGATACATCTGGCACATTCCAAACGGGCAATATTGTTTTTCTTGGATCTGGCGCAACAACTATTACTCAAGGAACTGATGGTAATGGTGATACTACATTTACTATTGGTTCAATTAATAGTGATACTGGTGCATCTCTACAAGCATCGGGTGGTTTGATACTTCAAGGCACTAACTTTAGATTAAAAAATTATAACAACCTGGATGCTTCCACATTAATGAAGTGGGATGATTCTAACGAGCAATTAACTAATAGTATTATTACTGATGATGGATCAACTGTTACTGTTGATGGTGATTTAATCGTTACTGGTGCAACTTCTACAATTGAATCTCAAACAGTTGTTATTGCTGACTCTCAAATTGAATTAAGGAAAGGTAATAATCTTAGTGGTGTTGATGCTGGTATTCAAATTAACAGAACAACAAATGCATTAGGAATAGTAACGGCATATAATTCTTTACTTTGGACTGAAGTTGGTGGTTATTGGAGATCATATGATGGATCTGTTTCGCATAGATTTGTCACTGAAAATGAATCTCAAATTCTGATAAATAAACAACTAACATCTCCTGTGTTAGTCACACCTCAGTTGGGTGCTGCATCAGCAACTTCACTCAATGGTTTATTAATTTCTCAAACAGTTAATGCAACGTTATCTATTGCATCAAACAAAACATTTACATGTAATAACATATTAACTTTTACTGGTACTGACACTGCAAATATTAATTTTAATACTGGTGGAACAGTAGCATATAGAACTGATAAGTTATCTGTGTTTGCAAATACTACTTCTTCTGAACTTAGAGGTATTGTTACAGATGAAACTGGTTCTGGATCTCTTGTCTTTAATACAAGTCCATCAATTACATCTAGTATTGTAACTGGATCAAACTCTTTTGATGTATTTAATACAACTGCATTAACTATTAATGCATTTGGTGCTGCTACGACTGTTAATATTGGAGACGCTACTGGAACTACAACATTCCCTGGAAGTGTTGTTGTAGAAGGTTCTACTACGTTAGGGGATCAAAATGGTGATACTATTAGTGTAGTTGGTATACTCGATTCTGTTAATAACGACATCATTATTAGAGGTAGTTCAGTTTCTCCTATCAGGATTGGTAGAGGTAATAATGCTATTGAATCTAATACTGCTGCAGGATTTGATGCACTTGGATCTAACACTACAGGATCTCAGAATACTGCCTTTGGATATGAAGCATTAACAACTGTCAATGCTGGATTTGGTAATACTGGTATCGGACATAAGGCATTAAATATTGTTGGTGTTGGAGATTACAACACATCAGTGGGTAGAGATTCATCTCTTAATTTAACTAGTGGTAATAACAATACTGCCTTTGGTGTTGGTGCTTTATCAGAAAATAGTACAGGAAGTCATAACGTATGTATTGGATACTTTGCTGGATTTAATTGTCTGGGTACTGGTAATGTTATTATTGGTCCTGCTGATGGAGAGACCAGTGCCGATGCGACATACCAACCATCTACTATTACTGGGGATAGACAGTTAGTTGTTGGATCTGGTAATGGATTATGGATTAGAGGTGATAGTAATTATGATGTTACTATTCCAAAAAACTTTAACGTTGGTCAAAATTTAATTGTTAGTGGAAACCTTACAATTAATGGAACTACTACTACCATTAATTCAAATTCAATTGAGGTTGATGATAAAACACTTGTTCTTGCTTCTGTTGTAACTGAAAATGTAGTTGCCAATGTTGTTGGATCTAATCTGACAATTACTGGTGTCACCCCGATGACTGGTATCATCGAAGGTATGGCAGTCTCTTCTAATACTGAGGGAGTTACTGTTTCTGGTACAATCGCATCTATATCTGGTAATAGTATTACTCTTGTTAATGGAAGTACTGTTACGGGATCTAGTGGAAGTGCAGATCTTACAATTACTGGTCCTTCTGATACCTCAGCTAATGAGGGTGGATTAATTGTTAAGGGGGCAACAGATAAAACAATTCTTTGGATTGATGCCACTGATGCTTGGACTCTTACTGAGCATATTGATATTCCAGCAGCAAAAGAATATAGAATTGGTAATGTTCTGGTCGCTAAGAATGGAGAGATTGGACCTGCTACTGGAACTTGGAAACTAAACGCAGGTATTACACAAGCAGATGCTGATATCTTTACTATAAATGGAACTGGAGCATTGAGAGTTCCTACTGGTGATGACAGTGAAAGACCAACTACTGCATCTCTGGGTCAAATTAGATTTAGCACTGAAAGTAGTGCTAACATCTTTGAAGGATATAATGGATCTAATTGGGCGAAGATTGGTGGGTCTGCAACAGTATCGAGTGGAGCACCATCAACTCAAAGTCAAGGAGACCTTTGGTATGATACTGATGATGGACGTTTGTTTATCTACTATAACGACGGAGCTACATCTCAGTGGGTTGATGCTTCACCAAACGGAACACCAACTGATCTAGTTGTTGATGGAACTTCTACACTAAGAGATAATGTAATTGTTGGTGGTGATACTTCAGCAACTAACCTAGAGATTAAAGTTACTTCTTCTCAAGCAACAAATACAAATAAAGCATTTACGATCAATAATAATGATCAAACTGAAGGTTTAGATATCTCGTACAAAGGTGAGATTCTACCCAAAGCAGATGCTGATGTAAACTTAGGTGGACCTTCTAACCGTTGGGCGAACATCTACTCTGCTGACCTTCAACTATCTAACGAGGGTGCTGCTAACGAGGTAGATGGAACTTGGGGTCAATACACAATCCAAGAGGGTGAAGATGACCTGTTCCTAATAAATAGAAGGAACGGTAAGACATACAAGTTCAATCTTACAGAGGTAGCATAAGACATGGCAATTTTCGGTACTTTAGGAGAAAATAATCTGAGTGCAATATCAGCATCAATATCAGATACTGCAGTAGATGTCTTTGTTTACGACACCACGAAGGATAGTGATGGTGGTGCTTGGAGAAAGAGAACGCGAAATACTTCTTGGTATAATGAAACACTGAATACAGCAACTAGAGGTAGTAGGAAAGAGTTTCCTGCTGTTGCTGTGATTGTTGCTGAGTCATTAAAAGTAACCATTTATGATGGTGATGACCCAGACCTTCCAATGTGGATGGTATTTCATAGTGATGGTGGTAATTGTATGATTAGAAATTCTGGTGTGATCGTCTCAGTTACTATGTTAAACGCAGAGTTATGTGTTGGTAGAACTTCGGGTAGTAAGGGATTAGGTCAGATTAGTTTTATCACTGAGGTAGGTAAAACTATTCGCAGATCAAGTTCTGGTTATTTGTATATCTACAAAGGAAACATTGAGCAACGAAATGATTCATTAGCGTACATGAATGAAAATGATATAACACAGCAAATCGCTGGCGATTTGGTTTATGACGTAGCAATGACTGTGTTACCAAATGCACCGATTGATAGTGCCACTGGACTTCCTACTCCTACCATTGCCGTTGCGACTGATGGTGGTGTGAGTGTTATTAAAGATGATGGGAATATTGTTGATATTACTGCATCTGCGGGGAGTTCTTATAGTTCCTCAAAATTCATTTCCATGTCAAGCGATGGACTTTTAGTATTTCCCCAACATGGATCTTCTGCAACAAGCGGCGAATATTCTTTGATGACTATACCAATTCCAAGTTCTGATAGAAATACTCAAACAAGTTCTGGTAGTGCAACTGATAAGTATATTTTTAATGACCCAAATACATCATTAACATCTCTTCCCCATGGACTTGGGGTCAGTCAAAATGGAGCATTAAGAATCCCAGGAACTCAATTTTTAAATTACCCAAATGGTTTGGCAATCTTAGATGAAAATCCCACATCATTGTCAAAAGCGATGGTCGCCTACATCAAATTTGATCACAACACAGGATGGATGCAAGGAGATATCAAAGGTGCTTTCCTGTCTGATACTGATACTACTGATAAGACAAATGGGCAGGCAGACCCAGACCGTTCAGTAAACAACAACGCACTGACCGTAAATGGAACAATCACCAAGAGTGCTGTTGCGACTGGTGCAGACTTGGTTGGTTATGGTGGTTGGAGCACTTCTAATTATCTAGAACAACCTTATAATTCTGATTTAAACTTTGGATCTGGTGATTTTTACGTGATGGGTTGGGCAAAACCAACTAGTAATACTAACGGATATGTTTGGGAAAGAGCACAAAATCAAACTGCTTCTGGTTATGCTGAGATGTTTTACCATGATAGTGGACAATTTAGATTTTATATCAATGGTGTAGGAAATGTGCAAGGAGCAGCTCCCTTAAATACTTGGACTCACTTTGTATGTTTGAGACAGGATGGAGTAATGTATATGTTTATAAATGGAGTTAGGCAATCCACTACTGTAGGTAATAGTGGAAGTTTGAATAATACATCTGCAAAACTGAGAATAGGAATTAGAGCATATGATATAACTGCTCCATTTTATGGAGAAATATCATTGATAAGAATAGGAGGTGGAGCTCCATCAACAGAACAAATCAAAAAGATGTATGAGGATGAGAAGGTTCTGTTCCAAGAGAATGCTAAGGCAACCTTATATGGTTCATCGGATGCTGTAACTGCTCTTGCTTATGATGATGCCACTAACCTACTTCACGTAGGAACTTCTGCTGGTCGTTCTGAGTTCCAAGGACTTCGTAGAATAAATAATACAACAGATCCAGTTACGACTGCGATTTCGGCACACGATTCACTCATCATAGAACAGTAATATGGCAGTTATAGTAAACAAACCTGAATTTAATATCAGGGAAAAACTAAAATCACTGGACTATTCTCATGTTCCTTATGATAAGATGCCTATTGGTAGTGTGATTCAATATGCGACTGTTGATAGTTCTTCCAATGTTTCGGTGAATAGTACTTCATATGCGAACCTTTCAAATGTAACTTTAAATTTTTCGCCAAGATTTGTTACTAGCGTATTAGAAATTACACTTACAGGAACTGCTAGATTTAATACGACTGGAAATGGTAGATCAAGACCTGATTTTCGACTGGTAAAGAGCGGAGTCCCTGTATCAGGATACAACTTTAGTGAAGCTTTACAAGTTCGTAATCTCAATTTTAATAGTAGTGCAGTTGAGTTTAGCATACCATTTCAATTTATAGTTCGTGATGTTGCAGATACTTTAGAAACTATAGATTATACATGGCAGTGGAGAAAACTTGATAGTGAATATGTTGATCTCGCTGGTGTTACATATAGACAAACCATCATGGAAATAAGACAATGAAATTTGATCCCATAAAACTTTATAAAGCAATTATAAGTATTTCCCCTAACGCACAGTATAGTTGCGATGGAGATTGTTACGAGGGTTTAACCTGGTATAATGATGAATATAAACCAACAGAAGAAGAAGTAGTTCAGAAGATTGCAGAACTAAATTACCAAGAAGAAGTTAATGCATATCAGAGACAACGTTCTGTTGAATATCCTTCTTACCCAGATCAGTTTGACCAAATCTTTCATGAGGGTATTGATGCCTGGAAGGCAACAATCTTAGAAGTAAAGAAAAAATATCCAAAACAGGTTATGCAATCCAAAGTTCTTGAAGAAAGAAAAAGAAAAGCACTTAGTGAACTCAGAACTCTAAGGACATCATAAATACATCAGGGTATCTCTAATCTAAAGTCAAATGGCAATTGTATTTCCAGCAAGTCCCAGTACAAATGATACATTCACTGCTGGGTCTATCACATACAAATGGGATGGTGCTAAGTGGATTGGACTGGGTGTTACTCCTGCTGATAGATTGATTGAGGGTAGCAATAAGTTAGAGATTGATGCTAATAATGATCTACTTTGGGATGGTGGTAGAGTTGGGTTTGGTGGAAACGGTGTAGGTAGTGGACTTGGTGTCTATCTACAAAGAAGTTCTCCTGCCACAACGCACTTCTATGAAGCGTCTGACGGCACAAAGAAGATGATATCTGGTGTTGATTCAACAAATGATTATGTAAAGATAGGTTCTTTATCAAACCACCGTGTTGGTCTTGTCGCTAACAACGGTGAAAAACTTAGTATACTTCCTAGTGGTGATGTTGGTATCAATCAAACATCACCAACATCACAGTCAGGTAAGGTTCTACATATCTCTGGAGATACTGGTGGACAAGCACGTATCCACTTGTCAACATCAGCATCAGGACATGGTATTAATGAGGGACATTATATTGTTTCTCAAGGTTCTGAGTCAGGTTCTGTAGCAGGGCAACTGGCATTCATCAACATGGAGAACAGAAATTTTGTTTTCACTACTGGTAGTGAGGGTGCTAATGCTACACGACTTACTATTCAGCATGATGGTAATGTCAATATTGCTGATGGTAATTTGATAGTAGCTGCGGGTCATGGTATTGACTTCTCTGCTAATGCCAACGCCACTGGAATGACTAGTGAGGTGCTTGATGATTATGAAGAGGGAACTTTCACAGTAACTAGCAGTGGTATTTTGAATCAAGGAAGTCTTCAAACTGCTCGTTATATTAAAATTGGCAACCAAGTTACTTATATGTTCAACTTTTATCAAAACTCAAATAATATGTCCTGGAGTGCTGGAAGCTATTTTTCAATAACTGCATTTACTCCTATTGCAAGTTTTCATACTAGTCCATCAATATCTTGGTTCAAAAGTGCTTCAGATAGTGACACACAACCAGCATACTTTAATTCCTCTGGCGATATAGTACTAAATGCAGCACAGTCTAGTGTTAGGCATCTTTGGGGATTTGTAACGGTTGAAGTTCAATAAAGCATAATAAATACTTATGCTTAAACCTGTTTAGTTTGGAGAACAATCCTAATGGCATTACAAGAAAAATCAGTAGTAGATAAAATTGAAGTTCTACTCAACGGATGTATTCAAGTAAGAAGAAGAGATCAAATTCTTAAAGATGGTGTGGAAGTTGCTTCTACTTTCCATCGTCATGCAATTGCTCCTGGTGATGATATAAGCAATGAAGATGATAGAGTTGCTGCCGTCGCTACAACTTTATGGACTGAAGAAGTTGTAGCAGCATATCAAGCATCTCTACCTCAAGAAGAAGATACTGAGTGATAAATAGAGCTGCCTAACTCTTTACTCATGGAATCAAATCCAAAGAAGAAAGAGGAAGCCAAAAAGGAAAACAAATTTGAGTGGGCGGATGAGGGTGTATCAACTCTCGTCCGAGTTATTATTCTTGGATGGTCAGCAGCAATTCTGACTCTTAATTATGTAACTGTTCCTGGTGTTCCTCAGAAAAATATCGATCCAACTTTTATCGCTAGTGTCTTTACTGGGACTTTAGCTACGTTTGGAGTCATGCCTTCTAAGAAGAAGGAAGAACCAAAACAAGCACCTACATTGGAGAAGAAAGATGCAAAAATTGATTAATGGTGTAGCGTTGTTATCTGGTTTAGTTTCTTTAGCTGTCTTAGGGGGTGGTGCTTATCTTTACGTTCAAAAGGATACATTAATCGAGCAATCAAGGGAGAGAGTAACTGCTGCTATCACTGAAGCAATTACAGAAGCACTACCATCACTGGTAGATGCTGCTATTCCAGGAGTCCCTGAGATGACTGGTCCCGCAATCACTGGTCCTGTCATGCCATTCTAACCATGAATAAACTTAAGATCGTCGCCGCTTCAGTTGGTGGAGTATTTGTTGTAGCACATATAGGTCTGCTTGGATATGTTTTCAGGCAGGAACCTGAACCTGTGATTCAACCTCCTACATTTCACATCCCTCGTGGTCCTTACTCTTCTTATAGAATTAAGGCAGGCAAGGATGGTTATGAAATTGAATTCCGTGCTGACGATCCTAAGATTCTAGAGTCCGAAAGGTCTCTAGATGTTGACAAGGAACGTAGAGGATTGTTTGGTGGTGGATCTGAAATCAGAAACGAATGGCGTCGTGATCAGTTCACCCGTGAAGGCACCAGAAATCTGGGAGGTGCAACAGATGATGAGGGAAAGTTAACTGCCAAACAAGCAGAGTGTTTAGTGGCGGACGCTGGGGCACGATCACAAGGTGCGATGGCAGGTAGTGCTATTGCTGCTGGAGTTGCTGTTCCTGCCCTTGCTAGCGTCCCCTATGTGGGTTGGTTGGCAGGTGGATGGGCACTGCTACTAGGACAGAAAGCAGGGTCATCACTAGGTTCTACAGTTGGATCAGTATTTAATGACTGCTAACTGAGAATCTTCTGAGAATTGTTAAATAACTCTGAATATTATTATAATATTATCATGGCACAATCGACCTATAAGAAGCAAGCAAAGAAAGACGCAACTGAAACATTTTTCTTGTATGTATTCTTCCATTCTATTTGGACAGGAATTTTTAAATTATTTGAAGACTAATGCCTGAGATACCCATCATTACAGGCGGGGATATTCGTATTAATGATATTCAAATTAATACTATCTCTACCTATGACTTTAATAACACTTCAACATCACTACCACTAGCAGCTCCAGTAGTTGTAAATATTGGTGTGCCTGTGGTTAATATACCAGGGTGTGTTGAGGCGACTGAAACTAATACTGCTAAAAATAATCAATTACGAACGGATGATCCTAATGGTGTGGTTACAATTTGCGATTCTGGCGTTCCCAATTTTAATCCTATTTCTTATGAACCAAACCAGATGATTATGACTGGTCCACCTCAGGTGGATAACAGAACACCAGATAAACCTACACCACCAGAAACAAAAACAGATACACCACCCCCACCTCCACCACCTACTGCCAAAATAGAATGTCCTACTAAGGTACAGCAGGCACAGGAACCTGTAGGAACATTAGTAGAAGGTTTTAGAAAGGAAGTTGTTGGTTATAAACTCATTGATAAGACGTGTGTCCAGATAACAGAACCAGTTCCTCTACCTACACAAATTCTTGCTGGTCTGCCTAGTGGTGGACAGGTAATGCAGGTAGGTGGTATTGCTGTCATCGCTACATCATCAGCATTACTAGCAAAACCGCTGGCAGACATACTATTAAAAGCAGTCAAACCAGCGGTTAAGAAAGTTATGAAAAAGATTTCTACCTTACGTGGTAAGAAACCTCCTATTTTGTCTGTAGGGGAGCGCCTAGCAGAGCAGCGTCAGATGAATCATGCTGTGAAGGAGCTTCGTTCTGTCTTCCCGAGGAGGAAGAAGAAACGCTAGGGATATTGTGGTAGTGTGGATGTCTATGTCCTGGAGGATTGTTTACCAACACATCAGCACATACTTTATAGTAAGGACTCTTAGGATGGAATTGAATTCCTTTTAACTTTAACTCACCACAATTCTTAAGTCTTGCAATTTCAAAGTCCAATCTTTTGTTGGCAGTTATTTGCTGCATCATCTCAATGTTAGAAGTTGCTGCTTCTTTACAAAGGTCTTGCAGTTTCTTATCTGTGGGTGTGCTCCATGTCATAGAGAAACCTACACCTAGACTGTAGTTATCCTTCTGTCCTGTTCTAGTCTTTTTGTAGAAACTTACATCTCCAGGATTATCTAAGATACCATCTCCCATTGGATTCCCGTCAGCATCGTAGGCACCAAAGTTATCGGTTACATCATATACTGGGTCATCATAATAACCTTCAAACGGTTTGGAAGCAGAGACACTACCTGTTACATACGGAGTGAAATTGCGAGTGGGACCTTGACATTGTATACCTCCACCGTAGGTGTTTGTAATGTATGGTCCCTGAAGGACTTGAATAGCTTGGTTTGTAACGGAGCCTGAACTATTAGCCACAGGATTAGCAGTAGCAGACACACCACCAACAGTTTCAGCATAAGAAGGATTAGCAAATAATAATGTTATTGGGAGAAGATACTTGTAGTATCTGTTATGCTTATAACGTCGGTTTCTCTTTGAATAATCGTTTGGTTGCTTAAACCAGGTCCGCGATAAGTTTCTGTAAACTGAAACGCTGCTCCTGGTACTGTTTGTGTGAACTGTGGTTTGTTTGTTGCTCCAGTCCATGATGAAGTCACTCCATTAATAGTTACATTAGTAGCACCTGTTCCTGGTGAGAGGTTTCCAGATGCTGATACACCAGTGCCAGTAGCAGAATACTGATACCCAGTGTTATAGTCCATCGAATTGATGGTCTCGGTTATTTTTTGTGTCGTTTCCGTCCTTGATGTCATTGATCCCTGAGTGAAATTAGGGACCACGGGGACCGCCATTACTGGAGATCCCAATAGAAACATCACAATGAATAATCTTTTCATGATGTTTTCCTACTAATCGATAACAGTAATCTCAGACACAAATTGTCCTGTTGCTGTAGTACCAGCACCACCAGCTGTCACGGTTAGAGCACCTGTAGTTCCTATAGTGCCTGCTAGACTTCCAGCAACACCAGCAGTGTAAGAAGTTACATTACTGAAGTTAGGAACATCTCCTACAGTAGGAGCAGCAGTTGGGATTGCATCACCTTGAGTAAAGGAGGTGCTATATGTGAAAGCATTTCCGTCTGTTGCCTGAGTTGCTGAGATAGTTCCAGGAGAATAGATTCCACTAGTAATAGTGCCAGCAGAAATTGCTCCTGATGTAG